AGCACAGTTAATGTGAACAAAACTGCCTTGTTTGAGCGTGGCATTCAATGCCATCGAACATTACATCTGGTTAAGGCGATACTGAAACACTCCAAGGAAAAAGGGGTGTCGCTAGAACCAGAGCTGGGTTTTTGAATAGCTGCAGGAAGGTCCGACGTCCTGTCAGCTACGGTTATAGAGTCGGAGAAGTCGACCTGGAAATGCCCGACCGTGGCAAGGAGGACTCTAGCATAATCTTAGACAATGACCAAACTTTGCGTAAGGTCACTGCGGTAAGTTTGGGGCCTCATGTCATTGGCGCAGCAAGACCACGGGTCGACAGGGATGACCCAGCCACCAAGGCGGCTGGGGCAATAAAGCGTATCATGAAGCAGATTCCGCGCAGGCAAAGAAACATGCTTGCAAAATTTGACCGATTCAACCGGAAGTGGTTGAAGAAAAACCTAGTACCTCTATCACCGCACACGGATACTAGCTTCGAAACATGGATCGAACAGTGCCCATACACCGAGAGAGACAAGACTAGAATGAAGAAGGTGTATGCCGACAATATTGAAACCTTCGATGACATGACCGTCAGGATTGTCAAGGGCTTCCCGAAAGATGAAGCTTACGACGTTTACAAGCACTTGAGATGGATAATGAGCAGATCTGACGAATTCAAGTGCATGTACGGTCCCTGGATAAAGTGCATCGAGAAGGAGGTTTACAAGCATCCGGCTTTTATAAAGTACGTGCCGACCAACGAACGCGGACAGTACATTACAGAGATGTTAGGCACGGTTGGCCCATTTTATGAGACCGACTATACTGCCTATGAGTCACAGTTCGATAAGATTGCCATGAGAATCATGGAGTTCAACCTCTATGAGCACATGACCAGGCTTGTGCCAGGCCATGACGAGTTCATGAGGATGAATTTTGGTGTCCTTGGCAAGAACAATCACATTGTTTCGAAGAACATGAAGTTCAACGTCGAAGCGAGGATGTCTGGTGAAATGTCAACATCATTGGGGAATGGTTACTCAAATTTGATGACAATGCTCTTCGTAGCGCATTACAAAAAATGCACTAATGTCGAAGGTGTCGTCGAAGGAGATGATGGCCTTTTCACCATGGTTGGGACACCACCATCTGCCCAGGACTTCGCCGATGTCGGATTTCATATTAAGCTGCAACAGCATTCTGTTATTAACGAATGCAGCTTCTGTGGTCTAGTTTTTGATGAAATAGACCAAAGGGTCGTCACTGACCCAAGGAAGGTTCTCCTATCCACGGCATGGACAAGTAGGAGGTACCTCCCTGCCTCGGACCGTACGTTGCATACGCTCTTGAGATGCAAGTCGCTTTCCCTGTTAGCACAATATCCCGGTGCGCCAATTATCCAGTCAGTAGCGCTATATGGTTTGCGGATGACACAACATATCTCTAAGCGAGATGTCAACCGCATGATAGCGAAGATGGATGCCTCTAGTTGGGAGAGGGAAAAGATGTTCCGCGACTTGACCTGCAAACCTCAGCCATGTGGGGTTGGGCAGAGGACCAGGCAGCTAGTGGCAGACCGTTACCACGTGACGCAGGAGCAGCAGCGGTTCATCGAATCGTATTACGACAAGAAGTGCGACCTGCTACCAGTCAAGTTGCCTTATCCAGACTTGTGGAATGACGACCAAGTGGACTACTATTCACATTATTTTGTGAACTACCCACACGTAGAGGGCAGTCTCACGCTAGGCTTTGACGATCCTAGGGTGTTGGAGCACCTCAAGACGTTGTGTAGTATCACTGAAGTCTAATTCCGTGCTCGACAAAGACCGACTAAGTCTATAAACTGGCCCGTGACCACACTGTCAG